TCCACCATACCGATACTGATCTTCTCAATATCAGATACGACGGTAGTGATGCCTTGTAAAGTCTTACCTAGGTTATTGGTTGCTAGGGTTTGTTTTCTGACAGCAAGAGCAACAGGTGACTTTGTTTTTAAAGACCCAGGATTTACAAATTTATATGCTTGGATTTTAGCCACCTGCTGCTTTTTGCTCCTTCATTCGGTTTTCTTCTTCTTTGAGGAAATTCACGAGTAAGTTAACGTAAATCTCTTTTTCCCATGGCATAAGATTATCGATGTACTCAATGTTCCACTTATGGTGATGCATTAAGGCAAAGTTGCCCTCATAGTATGCCCGAAGATTAGTGTGCAGGAGGGCTATGCGAAAAAACTCGCAAGACCCTCAAGTGTTACCTCACTAACTTTGTTTGTATTGGGATTAGTGACACTTACTTTGTGTGACAGTTTAGGCATAGTCTCAAAGAATTCCTGAATCATACCAAATTGCTTGCTATTGAGATTATCGAGGAATTCTAGTTTTTCTGCTCTAGTTGCATCAGCACAATCATAAACTTGTTCAGAATCAGCAATAGTCGCGAGACATTCTGCTGCCATTTCAAAAACATCATCAACACCAGGACCTTCATCAGCGAAGTTCATTTTGACAAATGTATCCAATCGAGGATAGTCAAGGGTGACGATGATTTCGTCAGATAATTTAATTTCCTTTTTGTGTTTTTTATCCTTCACGACTTTGATTTCGTCGAGAGGAATAGAAATCTTCACTTCAGTTTCACCATCATCAGGACAGATCACAGATGCTTCTACAGATTCACCAACAGATTTTGTACGAATTTGTAGGAACAGATATTCAACATCAAAAGTAGAAAGTCTTTCAATATCAGTAAGATCAGTGCAATCTTTGATGATAGTTTTGATGGTTTCTAAAAGTTCAGATTGATCACCCGTCTCAGTTGCGACCAGAAGTAATTTTTCTTCTTTCACCAGGAAAGGTCTAAAATTCACAATGGTTTTACCGTCAGACGGTAGTTTCAATTTGTACTTAGGTACATTTAATTTAGGTAATGCCATAGTATTTCAACTCAGTAATTTTATTTATAGGACATGTCGCATGTCCACATCTAAGAGATCATAATGAACTCCAAGGAAACCATTTTCCATGATAGTAACTGCTTCTGGCATGATTTCCGCGATCTCTTGTGCAATAACACCCTCATAACGATCACTTTCACCAATATAATTCCACTGATAGATGTTCCAACCATCGTTGGATACACCAACTTTAACAATATTCTCCTTCAATCTAGCGTCTGATGCCATAGGACCATACTGTTGTCCAGATGGTGCAGTGTTACTACCGCCAGAGAATCCATCAGCAACTTCTTGCTGATAATCTGACTCATAGTCTCTTTCCCATGTTGAAGTGCTAACTGTGTTCCAAATACTCTGCCAATCTCTTGAAAATACGTCGTTTTGCGTTGAAGAATTATTTCTAAACGTTCCTCCATCAGTATAAGTATCCTGAACATTGTCGTTAATGTTAGCAGGTACAGTGATATCTCTAATAACACCAGGATCATCAAACTGGTCCGCAGTATAAAAACGATATCTCTCATAATAGAAACCAATCTGCATTGTTAAAGCTTTTGCCTGTTGGTTGTCCAATCTAACAGATCCAATATTATATGGAAATACGTTTCCGAGTCTGTAAGCACCTGTCAGTCTATACTTCCTAGCAAGTAAGAAATCATCTCCTGATTCTCTCAATGCTCTGATCATCTTAGGATCAGTATATACATAATCTCCACCGCCCTTTTCCCACTTATAGATAATCAGTTCTGGACAGACATATTCGGTATAATATCTTGTATATTGCTCCGAGTCTGATGCCATCAATTGTGTCCATCTTTCAAAGAAGCACCTAGAATACATGGATCTAGGAATTCTGAAGTTTATATTGATTTGACTAAACGCTGTATTAGTAGCATATTTAAATGGAGATCCTATGGTTGCTACTTGACCAGTTGTTATCTGTTTACTAGGCAATTGAACAGAATCTGCATAGTAATCTAAAAGGAGGTCTAAATTCTTTTTAACTTCAAATCTCTCACTAGAAAAATTACCACCACCAGCAAGAAGCATTCTCGGAGTAGTAAATTTTACTGAGAATAGGTTGGAGAAACTAACATGGTTATCCTGTTGCTTGGAAAAAGCCATGAATTCCTGAAAAGAATTATACCTAGCGTTTTCCTTTCTGTAAATTGCCATTAGACTTTAAGTTCCTTTTCGGTAATGATTTTGAATTCCCATTGTCGGTCTAAACAAAACTCAGTGGCAGCTTTCCACTTTGCTTGATTCACACTCCAGGTCACAACCTCATTAATATACTTTTTGGTCATTCGTTTTTGAGTCTTTGGTTCCTTTGTTTGTTTAAAGGGTTTAACCTCAACTAAATACTTTTTGTTATTGATCTTCATGTAGAAGTCAACGAAGTATCGATGATATTTATTATCAACAGGTGATTTATACGGTATTACACACTCCTCGCTACTCCACTCCTGTATGCTTGGTGTTGTATCACACCAAAGCATGAACTTATATTCCCATGACGAACGGTAGGTTATGTTATGGGGATTTCCCTTATACTTACGAGGAAATTTAGGACGGTAAGTACCTTGGTAATATCGCATAAATACATAAAGACCACTCTAGTATTTAGGGGTTAAAGTGCCACCAAAAACTGTTACTACATCGCAGCAAGCGTACAAACCACCGAAGTCGACATTGCGATATCCGCTAAGACCTCCAGTTTTAGGTGATACTGTGGCGGATGGTCCGACTAAAGCAGTTGACTACGTCATGTTTCGTAGAAAAAGAATTGCCTACGATAAAAAACCTAATAGTAAAGGATACTATGGTTTAAATCTTCCTGGTAACAATGTCCAATTCAACTTTGACGATGTTTCTGTGTATTTGGCAATGCCTCAAAGTCTTCAGACTTCATACAATCCTGGGTATAGAACACAAGATTTGGGTGTAGGTGGTATGTTGGCAGCAGGTGTCATTGACATAGATGAAAAATCTACAGTTGAAGGTATCGTCGATTCTTTACAAACAGCGGCAAGATCAGCACTTCCTCAATTTGCTAATGCTCAAATCGCACAGATTGCAAACTCTGCTAGTGGTGCTTTAGGTTTAGCGGGAAGTGTTGATGCAAACGCATTACAACAACTTACAAAAGGTAAAATCTTTAACCCATATACTGAGCAGTTGTTCAGTAATATGACTTTTAGGAGTCATCAGTTTTCTTTCAAACTATTTGCTAGAGATCCTGACGAAGCAGAAGAAATTAATAAAATTGTCAGATACTTCAAACAAGGTGCTACTCCTATATTAAATAAGGATCCTAATAAATTCATGGAGGTTCCTGATAAGTTTGATATTAAGTTTGTCCGAATGGACCCGACCATGAAAACATTCCGCAACTCTAATGAGATGCACTTCAAAATGTTTTCATCTGTGTGTAATGGTATTTCTGTAAACTATACCCCAGATGGTCAATATAATGCATTTAAGGAAACTGCTATGGGTACAATGGGACCTCTTCAGGTTCCTGCAATAGCACTTACACTTTCTTTCTTAGAGACCAGATTCGTTGGTCAAGAAGATATTACACGAGGTTACTAATAATGGCAGGATATTTTTCATACTTACCAAACATATATGTTGGAAAAGGTGTCACAGATACCGAGACTTTCAACTATCAACTGGTTAAAAACATTTTTAGAAAAGTTAGGTCTCGTCCTGACTTAGATCAGTATGTTAGTTTTTTTGAACTTTTTGAAATTGGTCCAGGTGAAACTCCTGCTAGTATCGCATATGACTATTTTCAAGATTCTAAGATGGATTGGATGATTTTATTGATAAACAATATTACTGATGTATATGAACAGTGGCCAAAAGAACAAGAACAGTTGATTAGTTTTGTAAATGAAAAATATCCCAATGCTGCTGATTTAGTCAATCATTACGAAACTAATGAAATTACTTTAGATGATGGAACCGTCTATATCAAAGAGGGTATTGAAGTAACTGAAGACTTCATTGTTACAATGCCTGATGGAACGACTAAAACGGCAGAAGAGAGTCGTTATCCAGTTACCAACTATGAGCATGAGTATGCTCTAAATGAATTAAAGAGAAATATTCAAATCCCTACGGGTGGATTGGTTGATATCATCATTGAAGAATTTGAAGATTTGGTGGGTTATGAACCAAATGCTGAGGTTGATGACGAAGGTAATAAAAAGACTCAACTGAGTCTTGTTACTAGATTCTTAAATAACACTGGTTCTGTTAACTATAGTAGTGGAACTCCTGTTGCAAATAATGGATCTGGTGCTGCTGTTACTTTTGATGATGGTCCTACTCTAGCAAGTGTTGCGGGTGTAG